TCTTCACCGTTGCGGCATTTCAGCGCCATGCCGATCTGCATCTCCCAACCGCGCTTGGCACCAGCAGGCGCTGCGTCAAGTTCGGGCAGGGGTTGCGTCACGGATGCCATCTTTTCACCCAACACTTCACCGTCGCCCCAAGCAATGAAGCCGTGAACAAACGAGTAAGGGTTGACCGCCCAAGTGGCGTCGTCTTCGACTTCGGTTTGGTCAGCGCCGAAGACCCAGTGGCCTGTCTTGTCCATTTTTAGGATGACAGTGCCCGCAGGACCAACGTCTTTTTCCAAAGCACGCAGCGCGGAAGACAGGGTGGAGACGGCTGGCAGATTTGCCGAGGAGAATGTAGTCAATTGCATTTTTTACTTTCACTGGATTTTAGAAAGAGCCGCAGATAACTGCGACCCGATTTGCAACACTGCTGGGCGGGGATCATCCTCGCTTGCCAGTGTTGTGCCCGATGACACTGACACCACGAGTTCGGGTGGCAGCGCCAACTTGCGCTTTTTGAGTTCCTTCTCAGCTTGCGCTGGAGAAATCAACTCGTGTTTTTCTGGGTCGATACCCAAGTTCCGCAGCTCGATGTTGGCTTTACCCTCATCGACCCACTGACGTGTGCCGCGCTTTTGCACCAGTTTATAACCGGGCACAGGCAACGACTTCTCTAGAAGCTGGAGCGCCAGACCACGCAGGTCTTTGATCCAGTCTTCCAAGAGGTCTGCATTCTTCAGGTATTTGCCCAGCATGTCAACATCTATTTCTTGAAGTTGCACTTGCAAGGCGCGGTCCACTGCGCCAGTCATCTTGGGGCAGATAGGTTTGCCTGTACACCAGCGGCAGTGGTCACCCACGGCCAGCTTGGCATCGGGCTTTTGCGCGGCCTTGACAGCCCGCACCAGCTCCTCCTCAAACTGCTTGATGCGCTCTTTGGTCGTCACCCAGCGACGGATCGCAGGTGGCTGCACAATGATCAGCTCGACTTCAGTAGCGCCAGCAAACGCCCACTTGGCTTCTTCGGTGCGCATACTGGCGGCGGCGTAGAACATGAGTTGCGCGTTCTCTACTGCGTCAACCACAACGCCGTCGCCGAACTTCCAGTCGAGAACGATGGCGCGGTCACCGATGCGGCCAACCAAGTCGGTAGAGCCAAACACACCCGGCAGTAAGTCGCCAAAGCCGACACGGGTTTCGACTTCATACTCCAACCGTTTGTGCGGGTCGATCTCGTTGAGCGCTTCCAGCGCGGTGACGATCTTTTCGTCAAACAGTTCTTCGGTCAGCACTTGGTCTTCGTAGCGTGTGCCGATGAACGAGCGCGGGTCCAAGTCCTTGCCGAGGATTTCGCTCATCACGTCGTGCAGCATGGTGCCACGGTCGGCGTGCTCGCTGGACGGCTGCTTGGGCATCTTGTTGACAAGCGCCACGCTGCCGGGGCAGTTGATGACGCGTTTGGCGGTGCTACCGCCGACGATGTTACTGTGCAGCATTGCGTGCCTCCAGCATGATGTCGGCCATCTGGTAGGCGTGGCGGGCGAACTCGTACATGTTGGCGTTTACGTCTGACGCCAACAAGCCTTGCATCGCCTTGGCCGCAAAGTAGTCACGCAGGGTCATGCCTTGCACACATT